AGCTTCTGTAGCCTTCCTGATTTCTTCATCATAAAAATCATTGACGAGATCCATTTTCGAATCGACGTGTTTTTCATAGACTCCGTATTCGTCTCTGAGCGACTCGATCTTATCGTCGAGCGCTTCTTTCGCGGCGTCTTTCTGATCCTGTAACTCGTCTTTGCGCGCTTCGATCTGATCCGATCTCCACTCGTCTATTGCCTTCAATGCGGCTTCGTGAGTTTCCTTCTCGAGAGCGAGCTCGTCTTCTTTGACTTTTTTATATTCCGCGTATTCTTCTTTGACAGCGTTTACCGCGGCGTCAACTCTCTCTTGTACGAATTCTTGATGATCTTGTGCTATTTCGTCGTGAACGTCTCTTATTGCTTTTTTAGCTCTGTTAAGGGCGACGAGCATTTGAGTGAAAGCGACTGCAATTCCGACGAGCGCTATTGTATAAGGGTTTATCAATGAAGCATTGAGAGACCCGCTGAGTAGCTTTAAGCCCGCCGCAAGTTTCGGGAGAACGATAAGGATCTGACCGAAAATTATCAGCGCTGGACCGAGAGCCGCAACGATTCCGACCCATTTTAAGAGTGATTCTTTCTGTTCTTCTGATAGATTAGAAAGCCAGCTTGTAATATCTCTGATTATTTCAATAGCTTTTGACATTACGGGTAATAAGATCGTACCGAATTCGATCCCCGTTTGAGTGATCTCGTCTTTTAATATACGAAGCTGATTCGACGGAGATTCAAGCGTTGCCGCCATATCGCCTTGAGCTTTTGTCGTCGCTTCCATGATCGTTATATACCGAGCCTGAACTTTCTCTTGAGCGGTAAGTTCTTCTCCCCGTTTTGCGATCCCGTTCGTATATGCGACTTCTTTTACTGTTGTTTCGTCGACAAGTATTCCGAGTCTTTTTAACTGTTCGGCTTCTCCCGTCATTCCCGCTTGAAGTTTAAGAAAAGCGTCTGACGGATCGAGATTATAAAATGAAGCCATATCATAAGCGAGCTCAGTTAAGCTCGTTGACATATCATAAGCCGCTTGCTCTCCGAGTCCCATTGATTCAAACATTACGTTAAGCGTACCGACGCTTTTTCTTACTTCGTATTCGTTGAGCCCGAGAGACTCCCTGAGATCTTCGCTCCATTTACGCGCCGCTCCCGCCATGTTTCCCATTGAGACGGTGAAAAGATTTTCGCTTTCGACGGCGTCCATACCGAGATTTACGAGTTTTTTTCCGATCGCTATAATCGGCGTCGTAATTGCCGCCGTCATTTTAAGACCCGCGGCGGTCATTATTTTTCCCGCCTGAGTCATTTTCTGCCCGATAGAGCTCCCGAGTTTATCTGTTTCTTTTTTTGCTTGATCGAAGCCTTTTTTTAAATTGTCGAGATCCGCGCCTATATCGACGTGAACGCGCCCGACTTCTGTTGAATTTAACGGCATGATCTTTCTCCCTTATAACTCGTCTATGTAGTATAATTCCTGATCACGTTCGGCTTTCTCTTGAATCTCATTTCTATGCTTTAAGATCGCATATACCTTTTTCAATGTAAGCCGCCAGAAATCATATTCTGACATATTGAGATCAATTACGAGCCTGTTATATAAACTAACCCAGTCGATCCCAGGCTCTATTTCTTCTCGACTGGAACTTGCTTTTTTGACTGATCTTCGTCGCCTTCTTCTTTTTCAGGTAATGAATTTAATATAGCCCGTGCGATCTTCGGCGTGAGACTGCTGACTTCGTTTATGCTGATCATTTTATTTATTTCTGCAATGGTCAGATCTTCGTTTTCTTCGTGATGTATTCCCGCCCATATAAGCGGCGCAATGTTCTTGAATTTGATTTGAGTCGCCATTTCAATTATTGCGACGTAATCATATCCTATGTCTTCAAGAGCTCCGAAAGCTCCGAGATCGAATCTGAGTTTGTGCTTCTCTCCCCCGAATTCGATCGGGTATTCTGTAACATATACTCTCCGAATATTTTTTGTGCTCATTTTATTTCTCCCTTTTTGTTTTAGAAAATAGCGGGAGTCGAGCCGAACCCGACTCCCGTTAATCTTTTTATGAGATCAGCTTTATGCTTTCGCGGCGGCTGAATCTGTGTTGGATATTCCGTTCGAAGCTCCGCCAGTTACGACGAGTCTCACGGTGTAAGTGTTGCTTGCTGTCAAGCCAGTTATGATCGCTGTTGTGCTTACGGCTGTGATCGCGGCGGCTGTCGTCGCGTCGTACCATACTCCGAAAGCGGCGTCGTAGATCTGCGCTTTGACTGCTGTTGCTCCCGTTGGAGCTGTAAAGGTTAGATCGATAGATCCTGAAACTCCGACTCCCGTAACTGCCGCAACGTCTGAAAGCGGTGTGCCTGGGGCGATCGGTGCAAAGTCTGGATCTGAGAACCAGCCCGTTGCTGAATCGTTGAGAATTGTGTTTGTTACGCCCACTGGGAGCAGTACGTCGTCGGAATCGACTTTACGCCGTTTCTTTCCGTCGTAGTCTCTGTTGAGCCCTTTAAACATGATCTCGCGTTCTTGCATATTGATCGTAGCGCCCTTCGTCTGTGCGACGAGTTGGGGCTTTCCGAATCTCCCTTTAAGAACCCATATATACCGATATTCCCCGTTCGATTTCTGAGTTCTATATCCGATCGCGAGAAGCGGAGCGCTGTCTTCTTTTCCTTCGGAGATAACTCCGTTCGAAGCGCTCTGCGTAACTCCCATGATCTCGGCATAGATAGCGGGGTCAATATCGGCGACGTTAATTGAAATATCAGCTTCCCCGTCTTGACTGACTGACTCATAAGCTCCGTCGTCAGCATAGTATACGGCGAGTTGAGTATTCGGGTTATATCCGACTTGTGAAACGCCTTGCATTTGCACGGTCGACCCGTATACTATCGCGGAAGCGTCGTCTTGAGTGATCAGCGCATAAAACAGCCGATCGACGCCTATTCTTGGTAAAGGTTTAGTCATAGCTCTATTACCTTCCTTTCATTACTGTATAATTCTGAACTAAAATTGTTCGCTCGCTTTCGTCTTCTCTCAGCGGTAAAACTCCCGAGACCGCTTTTATTGACGGGTAAAAAGTTCCGTTTATTGTTATACCTTCCGCGAGTGTCGGATCGTATTCGTTGCCGATCTGCTCGAGTGCGGTCTGAATAGCTCCGAGTTTTTCGCGGGCTGACGTATAGCTGTCATTTCTTGCCCGTACTTGTAGCCCTGGGAATTCGAGTTCCGCTTGAAGATCAGGCGGGCTTCCGCCGTATTCGTAGACAGTAATACAGTCATTCGGACTTGACGGCTCAGATCCATAAAACAGATCGACCGTTACAGTTCCGATTCCCTTCGTTGCGAGATAGTCTGCAATGTCTTTGACCATTATACTCATCTGTGAACTCCCTTCCCCGCCGCTTTTGCTATAGCGTTAAAATATAGCTTTTTCTTTCTATTGAACGGGTCTTCGAGATATTTTGCTTTTCCGCCCATAGGGTGAATAAACTCCATAGATTCGTGTTGAATTAGCGCGTATGGTAGAGTATATCCGACCCGAGCGACAAGTCTTTCTTCGGGTATTTCAACGGGAATGAGTGCGAGCGGCTCGTCAGTTGCGGGCTCAGGCGGACTTATAACTTCTCTGTCGAAAGCGACTGAGCAGTTTCCGCGCAGATCTCCCGATTCGATCGGAGCTGTCGGAGAGCTTTCTCCCTTGAGTGAGAGCCCTGTTCTTTTGAGAGCGAGCATTGTTTCAGCGAGCATATTTTGCTCGATCTCTGACGCGTACCACTCAATTTCAACTTTTGAATCATACATAACTCTCGTACCCTTCTATAGTTCCATTTCGACCCTTATACTCTCGGGCGTCGATTACGAGCCTTCCGTCGAGCATATCTTCTTCATTGATCTTTAAGAGTGTGTAGTATACGCTTGTCGCCTTTACTTCCTTATTCTCGAGACCGCTGATTTTTGAAACTACTTTCGAACTGCCTTCTTTTCTGCAAGCGATAGTTGTAGCCGTAGAATATACGGTCTTTCCTTCCGCTGTGCGGGCGCTCGTTTTCGCTTCATATTGAGCCGTATCATGTAAGTATTTTTCAATTATCATGATATTCTGAAACTCCCGTTCGTATATTGTGCGAGTAGCTTCGCGGCTGTTTTGCTGTTGATAACATATTCCGCGGGCTGTTTCGCTATTGTCGAATCGTTGCCGTAAGTCTCCGAAAGATTACCGATCTTATAACTCTTGACAGATCCGACTCTGATATTTTTTTCTGTCGTGTCATTGCTCGGACTTGCAAGCTCGAGAGCTTCTTCTACCTGAGCACGTTTCACGTTTTCGGGTACGACTGCCGTTTCTGTTGCGTAGTCATACTCGTAATAATACCCCGCGGGATCTTGATATACATATCGCGGGAATTCCATTGTCTGATCAGTCGCCGCCTTGATTCCCTGAAACTGACAGCGGTCGATTTCCTGAGCAGATCTTCGGAGATAGATCTCTTGAGCGTTCTCGTTGAGAGCTTCCCACGTCGCCCGCTTAGATTCAGAGCAGAGATAATATGACTCTATATATGCTGTTGCTTCCGCGAGTGTCGCGTAAGTGTCTGTCCCGACTGTAAGCATGATCTATTCTCTCTTTCTTGACTTTGAGCTGATCTCCGAATATCCGAGTTCTTTTAGCCATGCTATTTTACTCGGACTGTCCGTTGTGAACTTACCATTAGAGAATTCGCAAGTTTCGCCCGTCGGAAGCGTGATAATTACTTCGGGGCTTTTTTGCGTTTTCTTCTTCTTGAAAGTGATCATAATTCAGCTCTCTTTCATTTCTAAAAGCGCGCGGAGCTGATCTGTATTGAGCTTCCCATATCCTTTAAGCCCTTTTTCTTTACATAAGACTTTGAGATCTGTATAGCTCATTTTCTCGAGATCAACTTCGCCGCTGTTGTCGTTTACTGGGCTGTCTTCGTTTACTGAGAAGTCTGCGGAATCGTAGTCTCCGAGATAGCCCCCCTGTTTTAATAGCGCGATAGTTCTTTCGTCTTCTGTTTCATATTCCCCGTTCTTGTCGAAAGCACATAGCGCTTTGCTTCTTTCTTTATCCCATACTTTACCGTGTCCGTAAAATCTCATTTTCTACGCCCCCTTATGATTCGAAAGTTTCAACGCTTGTTTTCGCGGCGACTGTCATTGCCATTATTGTCGCCTGAGCGACTGTCAGCGTATCTGTTTCTTTTGCGACTCCCGCTGTCGTATCTGCTGAAGCTCCGAAAGTTACTCCCGTTGAATCGGTGTCTACGAAGCCGAAAGCGAGTGTTGCGTCATTTGCGGCGGGTGTCTTTGCTGTAAGAATTGCGCTCGCGTCTGCTCCGCTTACGTCGAAGAACGCTGAAACGTCTTCGTCAGCGGCAAGCGCTGTCCGTAATGCGAGCCCGACGTCATTTACTCCGTCGCTGAGAGCGACTGGAACGACGACGTCTTTCGGCGAGTTTGTCATTCCCGCGGCTGTGATCGTCATTGTTATGTTGCCCGCGCCTGTACTTTCTCCCGCTGTGCAAGTGATCGTTTCAACTTGAGCGATTCCCCCGAGCCAGTCTTGAGCGTCTCCGCTTACGACTACGCTTGCTTTGCCTTTTACGACTGAGAGAGTTGTGCTTACGATCGACGCTGTTCCCGCTGAACTTGTATCAGCTATACTGACGCCCGTTGTTATGTCTTTCGTGAACCACTCTTGAATGATACCGTTCGAATCTTGAAGCTCGATATTTACTGTCCGAGTCCATGCTGTAGCGAGCGGGGCGGTAGAAACTGTCGCGGGAGTTAAAACCCATTTCAGCCCAGCGCTTCCGCTGATCAGTTTTTCGAGCTGATCGAGATAGTCTCTGAGTTGGGGCTGTACTGCCATAAGATCAGTTATACTTTTCATTTCGTCCCCCCCTTATGAAGTAGCGAGATTTATTATTTTACCCGCCATGAAAGCTGGACCGTGATCGAGACCGAACTGTCCGTAGATCTGACCGTTTTCGCTTGCGCCTGTCTTAGCTAACTGTTCATAGAAAAAGTTTCCTTTTCCTGGAACGGGCTGAGTTACGGGCTGAATTACTCCCATTTCGCAGATTAGCAAAGTAGCCGCGGGCATGAATCTGTGAGCGGGTGCGATCCCGATATTACCGAAGTCAGTTTCGATCTGCTTGATATTCACGCCGCCGACATTTCTGTCTTCGGGTGCATATCCATATATTGCCGATATAGCTTGTTTCTGAAACCCGTTCGCCCAGATTACCATGTTCGAGAACGGTGCTCCAGCGTCGAATAGATCTAAAAAGAGCTCTTGCATGAGATCTTTGTCGAGTGCGGTGGCGCTCGCGTCAACGGACGTTCCGCCTGTTTCGTCGCAGAGTGCGATCATTCCACGGGTCTTATTTGCCGTACCCGCGGTCGTTGCGATATTATATGCGCCATTGAGTATTGTATACTCGACGTCTCTTGCGATCTTCTGCAAGTTGTAGTTGATCTGCCATGCTTGCTCGTCAGCGACGCTGTTCGAAGCTCCGACGGTGTTTATTCCGCTGAGTCTCCCCGCGGCTGAAAGTTTTGCATATGAGATCATGACTGACTGCATAAAGATCTGACAGACGTTCTTCTTCTGAGCTCTTACGCCTTCAAGTGTATATGACGAAGCTGTCAGAGAAGCTGTCTCTGTTATTGCGGGCTGTGCCGCTGACGGAAAGTCGTACTCGACCGAAGTCGGGAATTCAAAGTCTGCGCTCTGTCTGCCGCCGCCCGTGAGACCGCCTATCATAGATAAAAACGGTGTATTCACAAGATCAGCAGTAAACAGTTCTCCCCAGTAGTTCGGTAGATTCCAGACTGTTCCTTGTGCTGTTATTTGACTCATTATTTAAGTCCCCCTTAAATTAAAGTATTTCTATTCCTTCTGAATAGGCTTGCTGTTTAATCTGAATCGCGAGAGCCGTATTATGAGCTTCAATAGCTTTTTTGTACCGATCTTTCAGATCGACTGGACCGCCGTCGGGCGGGTTTGCGCCGCCTGTTGGAGTTACCTTGTCGTTGAATAGCCATGCTTTCTCTTTTTTAATGACTGCAAGCTGTTCGTCTATTCCGATCAGTTTTCCGTCTGCTCCGAGAGTTACTTTTTCCATTTCGAGAAGCGGTAAAACCGTTCTCGGATCTTTTGCTTCTCTTAGAGCGTCTTTGACGGCATAATCTTTTTGTAAAGTTTTTACAGCGAGATCATGAACTTTTGTCGCTTCTTTGTTAGCTGTCTCGAGATCTTCGATCTTTTGTTTTAGCTCAACGGTCGTGAGTGAGTCTCCCTTTAACGCCTTGAGTTGATCGTCTCTTTCCTTGAGTTGATCTTTGAGCGACTTATTCGAGTCGTTTATCTCATTGAACTTACCCTTCGGAATATAACTCCCGTCTCGCGCGTTGATCAGTTCGATCTCTTTTTCTTTTCCCTTGAGCGCTTCTGTGAGCTTTCCATAAAGCTCGTCTCCGATTACTTCTTTTAGAAATTCCATAAGTTTTATCTCCCTTGAATATTTTTTACTTGTTTCGCAAGCGTTGGGATCTGACATATTTAATCGCGGTCAGAGCGCGACGGTTTACAATAAAAGTATAGACCCGCTTTGTTTAAAATGTAAAGATACTACTTTTCAGCCCACGGATCGACCGATCCTTCTCGAACTGAGATCTGCGGGCATATTCCTTCATTCCCGAAATATCTTTGCGGGATCTGCTTTTTATAAGCCGCGCAGTTATAGCCGTCAACGTTGTTATTGCATACTGAGCATTGCGGCGCGAATACAAGAACGGGCTTATGGTCGTCGAATCTTTCCTGAGCTTTCTCTTTTTCCTGATCCTTCATTTCTTTTCCCCTTTAGTTTATTTTCAAGTGTACGATCAACTTCGTTGAGTTAATATACTCGACTTTTAATACGGTCATAACTTGACCAGGCTTGAGCAGAATTTCTCTTTCGCTCTCATATCTTGAAAGCGGCTGAATAAGCTGTCCGACCTGATCCCCTTTATCAGCATAGATTACGTATTGTATAAGCGCTGACGGGTATGACGTGCTCCCGTAAGAAGTGCTCATAAAGCCGTGATCGACGATCATTCGCCCGCGAGCCATTGAAGTTAAAGCCATTTCCTTGACCGCTCCCGAGTTTATATCTTTAAGAATTTTTTGAACCTGATTAAAAGATCCGAAGACCTGTTGCGTAACGTCGACGCTTCCGCCCCCGCTTGTCCCGCGGTAAAAGACTGTATTCTCGGGAAGCGGTGCTCCGTCTGCAACGACTTTTTTTAAGTTCGTGATCATAGTCTGAACTGACTCGTTGACGTCTCTGTTCGTCTGATCCCCGCGCAAGTTTCTGTTTACATATCTGTAATAAGACGAAGTATATTGAGCGACTGATTCCCGCTCCGCGCTTGTTAAGTTTTTGACAACTTCCGTCGCCGTATCGTACCACTCTTTGAAGACTGCATTGTCCTTGATAGAACTGTTCTTGTAAGCGCCATAATCGAAATTAGAGATCTCGTCGAGTGTCATTTTCTTCGTTGTTAAAAACGCCATAGCGTCGTCATATAATTTCTTCGCGTCTTGAGTTTCTGTATATAAAATGTCGCGTTGCCTTCTCGCTTCTCCCACGTCATGCGGATCGATTTGTTTTCTCAGATCTTCGATTTGCTTCTCGAACTTGTCGATCTCGTCTTCGAGCGCCTTCATAGCTCCGAGCATATTGCTCGCTTTGCTGTCCGCTTGAGTGAGAATGAAAAATACCTTCTTTGAAAATTCCTTCGGCTCTGAGTTAGTGATTACGTCGCATACCGCTTCTGCTATCATTTCTTTGTGATTTGTAGCCCCGTATTCAGAAAGAATCTTTATCTGTTCTTCGAGCGTTTTATATCGGATCTCCGTGTCGTATAGATCTTCGAGCTGTCCGAGAGTCTCTCTGTCTTTTTGATTTGAATAGTCGAATTGCAAGTAATGGTAAGCGTGCCCGAGTTCGTGCGCTTCCGTTCCGTCTTTAGCGTCCGCAGTCCACCAGCCGTCATTATGAGCTTTAACGATTCTTTCGTAATGGTCTGGAGCATATGTTCTAACAGAAATCATTTTCTCTGACGGGTGATAGTACGCCCACGTTTTTTGCGGCGTGCTCTTTTTCTTTATCTCATTGAAAAAATATTTCATGTCGGAGACTGATTCAAGCGGCGGTAATTCCCCGAAGACGTATTTCATTTCTTCGGCGGCGTTCATGAAGTTTTGAGCTTGCTCGAGAGTCATGTCCGTAAACGGCGCGGCGAGCCGCTGACTTGTACTCGGGATCGGAAACATTTTCAGAAAAGCCCGTTCGGCTTCGTCAATGGTCTCGTAGTGCGGTCTTGTTACTTCTCTCGGATCGGGAATTACATATAAGTTTTTATATTTTTCGGTGATACGCTTGAGAGTATTCTCGTCAGATTCGAGAGCTTCTTTTACCTTCCTGAGAGCTTCTTTTTTTTCTTCGTACTCTTTTTCGACCTTGATAAAATTATCTTCGGCGAGCTCCATTTCTGTATACTTCGCTTTGTACTCGTCTTGAAGCTTCTGTATTTCTTCATTCGGCGCGAGCGGTAGATCTCCGAGATCACTCTTTGCCGCTTGTATGATCTGTTCTCCCGTAACGGTCAACTCTGACGCCTGATTCGCAAGCGGCGCTTTCGGGTTATTCTTTTTTATGACTTGCGGGTTGTTATTTATAACGACGTTGATCTTCTCCGTCGGAGCTTCGTCGGTAATGTCTAACATTCCCCGCGGTTTGATCGTGAAACCTTTTTTTTCGAGTTCGAGCTTTTGTTCGGAAGTATAAGATTTAAGATACGCCCCCGTTCTTTCATGATAAGCGATATGAAACTTGTCGAATTCAGTTATATTCTTGAAGCCCCGAATTTTACCGTCTTCGCTGATCGCGATAACTGTACTCGTTAGTTCGCTTCTTACCTTTAGCTCTGTAGTGTCGTCTATCTGCGCTTGAGAGTAGTTCGGCGTTGCAAGAACCGATTTCGGCTGTTCCATTAAGCCGCGTTTTACTTGTGATCTGTAGCTGTCGCCTTCGTATTCATAAATACCCGCTGTAGTGCCCCGTTTATAGTCCTTTTTCCATTGAAGCATTGATTCTTCATCAGCGAAGCCCCGAATTTGACCGCCCCATGTGCTGAGTATATAGGGCTGATTCATATGCTTGACGAGCTGTCCTTTTGTGCGGTAAGCGCCTTGAAGATCCTTCCAGTTTTGATTATTAGAGTTCTTCATTCTCATAAAGCCCGAAAATGACTTCGGGACTGAATCAGCTCCGAGAGCCGCTTTGTAGTTCTCGTATTGTTTCTTGTTTCGCCATTTCTTCGCGAGCTTCTTCTGCTGTTCGTTGTATACGTCGAGAGTGATCTGAGCTTTCGTTCTTTCTTTCTTGCTCCACTCGTCCATGTCGAACGGTCTGTTCGAGAATTCCTGATCGTCCTTTATTTCTTGCTCAGTCTTGAATTCTAAAATATACGGATTAAAGACGTGCTTACAATTCGGGTGAATATTAGCATATGGACCAGTCCACGCCTTCGATAGCGGCGGATAGCCTTTTGTTTTTCCCGTGATCGAATAAACTCGACCTTGAAGCGGTAAGCAGATCGGACAAGTCGGAGAGTGTTCGCTCATATGAACGAGATCGTCCCCGACTTCGAGCGTTTGATTTACTGACGCGAGATTCGTTGCTTCCCGAGTTGTAGATCTTGCGACGAGTTTTGCATATGCTTCAAGCGACATTTTAGATCCGTCTTTTCTCGGAATAAACGGGAGATTCATGCTATTTAGCTTCTCTTTGAGTATTTGCTGAGTCTTTCTGAGTGTGCTTCCTGTAGCGAGCTTCGTTGTGATCGCTTCTTGACCCGCTTCCCTTATAGACCCTTCCGCAATTCGTCCCGCGCCGTTTATCGTTTCGGATATTTTGAGAGTCGTCTTGTTTATGAGCACGTTGAGAGCTTCTCTGTGAATCGTTGAGAATTCTCTCGGGTAGCCCGAATATTTTTCTACAAGTTCCGCGACGGGAGCGTATTGTCCTTCGAAGCCGTC